ACCCCACCAGGCAGCAGGCGAAAGCTTGTTGCCTCCCCCTTGGAACGTAGCTCAGAGGTAGAGCAGTTGATCTTAAAGCTAGCGTGTCGAAGGTTCGAGTCCTTCCGTTCCGATGATTTTAGTTGCTATTGGTATTTTCTCCTCCTTTTTGAATTTTTGCTTGCAAATCGAAAGAATTTTTATGTATAATAAGACAACACTGAAGGGGGAAGAATTTATGAAATGTGCAAAATGTCTTTTAGGCAAATTTAAAAATGGTCGTTTTTGGATGGGAATAATATTGTTGCTAGTAATAGCAGTGCTCTTCCCACTTTTAACGATTCGTTTAATAACGCCAATCAATAATCCACCTCAAAGATTGAATGGAATATGTACTTTTTTGTCCAGCATCAAAGAAAGCAGTGATTGGATTGGTTTTTGGGGAAATTATTTTGGAGGTGTAAGCGGTGGCATAATTACAGTTAAGGTATTCTTTTGGACTATTAAGGATTCAGAGAAAACAAGAAAAGAAGAAAAACGATTGCAAGTAATGCCAGTATTTGATTATGTAGTTGTTGGGAAGACATTTATAACGTATGAAAAGGATTTATTATGTAATGGGGTTACCACAGATAGAGAAAAAGATACTTATAGCTATAGGCTAAATATTAGTTTACAAATTTGTAATATTGGTTTAGGGCCAGCTCAAAAAGTATTTTTAAAAAGTTGTAAATACGGGACAATTGAACAAACGCATAAAATGATAGGTACAATTCCTAAAGGATCTAATAGAATTATTCAAGAAAACTTTAAGTTTTTAAATAATGATTCTATTAACGGGTATCCTAAGACAATTCATTTAGATTTTGGATTTAAAGATATGTTTGGGAATGAATACGAACAGCAGTTTGATATGGATATACAGCGTATTATTGTGGAAAAAGGAGAGTGGTGGGATATAATCATAATAAATGATGAGCCAGCTAACCTTATAAATACATATGATGCTAAAAAGTAGGAGCCACCCAGCGTGGCTCCTTTTCTTATACTCAAAACCGGCGAAAGCGAGGTGAGCCCAAATGACAGAAAAACAGAAGATTTTTGCAGATGAATATCTCATTGACCTGAATGCCACGCGGGCTTACAAGGTCGCTTATCCAAGAGTGAAGAATGATGATATAGCAGCGGCTAATGCAAGTCGATTGCTAAGAAATGCTAAGGTTGCGGCTTATATCTCAGAACGCATGCAGGAGCGCCAGAAACGGACGGAGGTCACACAGGACCGCGTGATTGAAGAACTGGCTGCGATCGCCTTTGCCAAGGCTACAGACTTTGTACAGATCTCTCATGGAAACGTGATCCTGACGGACACCAGTAAGCTATCAGAGAATCAGATCAAGGCTATTGCCGGAATCAAAGAAGGAAAGAACGGTATAGAACTCAAACTGAATGATAAAGAAAAGGCTCTGGAGCTTCTGGGACGGCATCTTGGCATGTTTAAGGATAAGCTGGAAGTTACAGGATTGGAAGCAGAGCAGACTAAGCTGGATGACCTGATCCGGCAGATGCGTGGTGGTGGATAGTGAGTGCAGAACGTTTGTTGTTATCAGATAAATACAAAGCATTTCTCAGATGTGATGCACCGGTAGAGTTCCTGGAAGGGACAACAGCGGCCGGAAAAACCACAGTAGGGCTGTTTAAGTTCATGCTGAAAGTGGCAGAGTCTCCCAAGAAGCTGCACATTATAGCTGCCAAGGATACTGGTACTGCTGAGAAGAACATCATCAACAAGGATCTGGGCATTGTGGACGATTTTGGTGTCCTTGTAGAGTATAACGGCAATGGAACCAAGGATGATAAGATCCCGCATATCCTTTTCCATCCTTCCGGCGGTGATAAAGTCATATACGTCATGGGATACGGTGACAAGAAGAAGTGGCAGAAGGCTCTGGGCGGCCAGTATGGCTGCCTGTATATCGATGAAATTAATACAGCTGATATAGACTTTGTACGAGAGGCGGCCATGCGTTGTGATTACCTGATGGCTACATTAAATCCAGATGATCCTTCCCTTCCGGTGTATAAAGAGTACATCAACTGCTCACGGCCTCTGCCGGAGTGGGAAGAGGAAACGCCTCAGGAAATTAAAGATGAATTGAAAGAAGAGCCAAAGCATGGATGGGTGCATTGGTTCTTTTCTTTTGTCCATAACCTGGGTCTGCCTAAGGAAAAGCTGGACAAGATCCTGGCTAACACGCCGAAAGGCACGAAGATCTGGAAGAATAAGATCCAGGGGCTGCGGGGTAAAGCAACTGGTCTGGTGTTCTCAAATTTTAACAGGAAGGTGCATGTAAAATCCAAAGAATGGGCGAAACAATTCGTTCAGGCATCAACAGGACCTAAAAAGCAGGAATTTTTCATGTACTTTTCAGCTGGGATTGATACATCCTACTCCCAGAAGTCCCCGGATACAATAGCATTGTCTTTTATCGGCATCACCAATAAAGGCAGATGCATTGTATTAGATGAAAAGGTATACAGCAATGCAGAGCTGGAAAAACCGCTTGCACCTTCTGATACGGTAGTAAACATTGTTGCTTTCATGGATCGGAATCGAAAAGAATGGGGACTAGCCCGGAATGCCTTCCTGGATAACGCTGATCAGGCAACGATGCAGGAGTGGAATAAATACAAACGCAGGAATGGCTGCATGTATGTGTTGAATGATGCCTGGAAAAAAATGGAGATCATAGACCGCATCAATATGCAGCTTGGCTGGTTGGCTTATGAAGAAGATAACGATCCGTGCTTCTATGTGCTTGATACTTGTCCAAATTATATACATGAATTAGAAGTATATAGCTGGCAGGAAGATAAGGATAACACACCGGAAGACGGTCATGATCATATGGTCAATTCCGTACAATATGCATGGATTCCGTACCAGAGTAAGATTTATAGAGGATGATAAGAATGAACTGGATTCAGAATTTTGTTAAAAAGCTGTTCCGGATAGATACAAGGCAGGACAGGGAGGTGGTGATCATTGAGCCACATACCTTTCAGGCTAATGTGATCCGGAATAAATTGTGGTATCGTGGAGATTCTGCAGAGATTGAGCAATACTTTCAGAAAACTGCACGCTGGAGTGTAGAAAAAGCGCGTTTCTGGGCAGCCAAAGCTCAGGGAAGTGTCAGAAAAATGCATGGCGGTATTGTGGCCGCAGTTATTGATCGATATAAAGATATTGTTTTGGCAGATATGAATAGTATTTCTTTTGGATATGACCAGGAAGGTTTAGAAGAACTCTGGGATAAGATTTTCCAGGAAGAAAGATTAAATGACGTGATCGGAGAAGGCATTGCGGGAGCTTTGGCTTCAGGTGACGGGGCGTTTAAAATAACGGCAGACGAATGCAGTGAGTATCCGATCGTAGAATTTTATGATGCTGAAAATGTAGATTTTGTATATGTTCATTCGCGGCTTAAAGAGATCAAATTTTATACTGACTATAAAGACGGAAATAAGAATTTTCGGCTGGAAGAGGCATATGGCAATGGATATATCATATACAAATTGTACGATGATGCAGGGAAAGAAACGGAGTTAAAGAGGCTGCCAGAAACAGCACATCTGTTTGATGTTGGTGTGCCAGGAGACATAATGCTTGCGGTTCCGCTGCGGATCTTTTCTTCCGTGAAATACAAAGGGAGGGGAAAGGCTCTGTTTGATAGCAAGACAGACGTAATTGACGGCCTGGATGAAGTAATAAGCCAGTGGGTCGATGCAATCCGTATGGGACGTATTAAGCGCTATATTCCAGAAAACCTGATACCACGGGATGAAACTACAGGCGAATTGCTTCCGGCTAATCCATTCGATAATGATTTTATTGCAATCGGAGATAACATGTCGGAGGGTGCAAGTCATCAGGTAGAAGTATCCCAGCCACAGATTTCTTATGAAGCATATGTGAACAGTTATACAAGCTTCCTGGATATGGTTCTTCAGGGGATCATGTCTCCGTCTACTCTTGGAATTGACCTGAAGAAAACGGATAACGCAGAAAGCCAGCGTGAGAAGGAAAAGGTAACACTGCATGTCAGGAATAAAATCGTAGATGCCTTGAATGAAACGCTTCCTGAACTGGCAAAAAAGATCATGCAGTGTAATGACGTTATGTGTAACAGAACGCCGGGGGATTATGAACCAACGGTAAAGTTTGGCGAATATGCATCACCAGACTTTAGCACAACGGTCGATACTGTAGGAAAGGCTAAGCAATATGGAATTATGAGCCTGGAAACATCCGTTGACCAGCTTTATGGTGATACCTGGACAGAAGAGGAAAAGGAAGAAGAGGTAGCACGTCTGAAAATGGAACAGGGCATTGCAGAGGTAGAAGAACCGGGAGTCAACATGGCTGCCGGTATTTTTGACGTTAATCTGGGAGGTAATGGGGATGCAGGTCAAGGTAATGCAGCGGGTGAAGGATGATGCCAGGAAAGAATGAATATGACCTTGCTGCAGCTTTTCAGAAGATAGAAGATGAGCTGATAGCTTCTATGATCCGGAACATGGACCGGCATCGGGCAGAGGAAACCAAAGAGGGTTATAACTGGTCTATGTGGCAGGCAGAGCAGTTAAAAGCCCTGGAAAAATACAAAGCTCATAACCAGAAGAAATACAGCAAGCAGTTTAAAAGCATTAATGACCAGATTGACAGTCTGATCCGGATGTCACGGTCAAAAGGCGGTATGCAGCAGGAAAGGCGTATACTTCAGGCAATTAAGAAAGGCTTTAAGGGGGCTAAGAAAACTGTATCGGGAGCTACGGCTGAGTTTTTCAAGCTGAATGACCGCAAGCTGGAATCACTGATCAAAGCTACCATAGACGATATGGAGAAGGCAGAAACGGCAGTACTCCGTAAGGCAAATGATGATTACCGAAAAGCAATCTTCAACGCCCAGGTGTATGCCAATACTGGCGCCGGGACCTACGAAAAGGCTGTGGACATGGCTACAAAAGATATGCTGTCCCGTGGCCTTAACTGTGTGGAATATGCCAATGGTGCCAGGCATACGCTTTCAGATTATGCCGATATGGCGATCAAAACAGCCAGTAAGCGAGCTTACCTGCAAGGCGAAGGAGAAAAGCGTAAGGAATGGGGCATTGCTACAGTTATTATGGCAAAGCGTGGCAATCCGTGTCCTAAGTGCCTTCCTTTTGTTGGTAAGGTCCTGATCGATGATGTATGGAGTGGTGGCAGCAAGAACGGTGTGGATCCGGAGACAGGCAAGAAATATCCGTTGATGAGTTACGCAATCAGTAAAGGGCTTTATCATCCAAGATGTAAAGACAGTCATACTACATATTTTCCGGGCATTTCCACAGCAGATGATACCTGGACTAAAGAAGAACTGGAAGCAGTTGGGCTTCAGAACCAGCAGGAAGCCAGACAGCAGTATGCACAGCGTCAGGAAGAAAAGTATGGAAGATTGGCTGAGTATTCATTAGATATGAAAAATAAAGCAGAATACCAACTAAAACGTAACAAATGGGCAAGGCTAAAAGAAAACGAAGGTATTTATTATACATATAATTTTGGGCAGAATGATGTTATAAAACCACATAATATCAAGAAAAATATGCTAAAATCAGACATCGGAAAAGAGATGTCTGAATATCTGGAAAAGAATAATGTTTCAGTTCAATTTGTTTATGGCATTGATAATCCGTATAATGAATTGGGATTTTATGACGTGGAAGATGACGTGATAAGAATTTTTGCAGATAGGACAAAGACAATAGAAAAAACAGCAGAAGTCCTCATACATGAAGCAACGCATAGAAAGTATGGAATTGGCGGAGATCAATGGTCGGAAGCCGTTTGTATTGCTCAAGAAGTGAAACATCGAAAGAGATCAAATAAATTGACTTCCCAAGAGAAAAAAGATATACTTAAGTTAGTAAATGAGCTTTATCCGGAGTATCCATGGAGAAAGTAGGTGATATTGTGACATTAGAAGAAATGAGGACGAAGATGGATAGCCGTAATAGAATGCTGTTGGATGCAAGAGCAGGAAAAAATCCAGTATGTCCTAAATGTAAAAAAGGTCATATTAAGTGTAAAGGAAACTACTTTTTTTATTGCGATTCTCCAGAATGTGATATGAAGCTTTCAATGGATCCAGAGAGACCGAAACAAGAATAGATACCACCAGTCATCAGGCCGGTGGTATTTTTGTACCCATTTTTAGGAAAGAGAGATTAAGAAGATGAAAAAGAAGATTTTAGCATTTGGAGTGGCATTATCTGTGATGTTTGGAATGACAGGGTGTTCAACAGCACACACAGTAAACTATAATTTATCAAAAGATGCGAATGAATTTAATATTTATCGCAGAATTACAGTTACCAATGCAAGAACGGATACGGTTATGCTCCAGGCCGAAGGTTATATGGCTCTTAGCAATAATAGTTCAAATGAACTGATAGTGACCATTAAAACAGGTGATGACCAGTATTATAAGGATTATATTTACCTGAATGACTGGACCTGCTATGTAATGGAGCAGACAGAGCCGAAAGGAACAGACAAGTATCATTATGAATTGGTATTTTATCCTGAAAGGTTAATCCCGGAAATTGAAGTTAAATAGATCTATAAATTGCGACGTCGCAAATGAAAGAAGGTGATCTTATGGGACTTTTATCGTGGATCCGGCAGATGTTTTTCAAGAAAAAGGAATGCTGCCACCACTACCGCAAGCATTGGAGTAGGGCTTCCGGTCCTTATGGGGGTTATGTACGGCGGTGTACCAAATGTAATAAGATTGAGCAGTAAGCACGCAGGCAAGTCCTGGGTGTTATTTTTATGCTTCAAAATGGTCCGGAATGACGTAAAACTACCAGAAAGGAGAGCAAATAACATGACACAGGAACAGTTTGAAGCGCTTGGCATTGAAAAAAGCCTAGCAAAGAAAGCAGCAGAGGAATCGAAAAAGGAATTAGAGAACTATGTTGCTAAAGAAACGTTTGATGCTACAGAGCAGAAACGCAAGCAGCTGGAAACTTCTGTCCAGGAGCGTGAGACACAGCTAGAAGAATTAAAAGCATCAGCGGGGGACAATGAGGCACTGAAACAGCAGATTGCGGACCTTCAGGCTCAGAACAAACAGAAAGATCTGGATAACCAGAAGGAAATGGATGATTTGAAAATGACTTATGCGATTCGTATGGCGGTATCTGCATCAGCACAGGACAGTGATCTTGTTGCCGGACTTGTAGACCGAAATAAGCTGATTCTTGGAGATGATGGTAAGGTAACCGGACTGGATGAGCAGGTCAAGGCATTAAAAGAAAGTAAACCATTTCTTTTCAAAGCAGAAGATAACGGTGGAAAGAAAGGATTTTTCCGTTTAAATCCAAAGGATAATGGTGGATCTGGTGGTGAAGGCCGTATGAGTATGAAAGAAGCAATTGCAGCAAAACTGAACATGGGTTCAGAAGGAAAGGAGTAAATAAACAATGGCTATTACACTTGAAGAAGCAAAAAAGAATGTGCAGGATGACCTGCAGATGGGCGTGATCGATGAGTTCCAGAAATCCAACTGGATTTTGGAACATATTCCGTTTGATGATGCAGTATCTCCTACAGGTGGCGGAGCAACTCCAAGTTACTCTTACACTCGTTTAAAAACACAGCCAACAGCTGAGTTCAGAGAGATCAATAAGGAATATACACCATCTGAGGTTACCAAAGAAAGACATACGGTTGAGATCAAATTATTTGGTGGTGCTTATGAGATTGACCGTGTGATTGCAAGCATGGGAGGTATTGTAAGCGAAGTAGAACTGCAGCAGGCACAGAAGATTAAAGCGGCACAGGCCCTGTTTAATGATACTTTTATCAATGGTGACAGTGGTGTAAATACAAAAGCATTTGATGGCCTTGATAAGGCACTGACCGGCAGCAGCACAGAATACAATAAAGGCAATACCATTGATCTGTCTACTTCCGAACTGGTTACGAAGAATTTCCAGTATTTTTTAGATATGCTGGATGAGTTCCTTGGCGGTTTAGACGGTACCCCTTCTTTCATTGCTGGAAACAACAAACTGATCGCAAAGCTGAGAGCGTGTGCAAGACGCGCCAGCATGTATTCTGTAACAAAGGACAACTGGGGTAACCAGGTTGAGAGTTATGGTGGTATTCCATTCATTGATATGAAGACCAAGCCAGGAACCAATGATGAAGTTATTAGCATTAATGGCACCAGTGGAGAAACTTCCCTCTATGTGGCACGCCTTGGCATGGATGGACTGCATGCAGTTTCCTTTGCTGGTGTAGCGCCTGTGCAGACCTGGCTTCCAGACTTTACTACAGCAGGTGCGGTAAAGAAAGGCGAAGTTGAAATGAATGCAGCCATTGCATTAAAGGCATCCAAAGCCGCAGGTGTATTCCGCGGAATCAAGGTAAAATAGGAGGTGTAGAGGTATGAAAATTTACAGCCCCAATAAAGAATATACCGGTGTATCCGCTTCTGTACCGTTTTGTAGTGGCATGGGGGAAACGGATGATCCGTATCTGATCGAGTGGTTTAAAAGCCATGGCTATAGAGTTGAAACGGATAGCACAGAAGAGACGGACATTAAAGAACCAGTAAATGAAGAACCTGCGGAGGAAGTGCCAGTAAAACCTGTTAAAAAGAAAGCAGGGCAGTAATATGGCCTACGAACCGTATGTAACCTCAGAATATTACCAGAAAGAATACGGCGGCAGCATTGTACCTGAGGGTGATCTTATCAAGGCCCTCCGCCAGGCCAGCCGCCACGTTGACTCCCTGACTTACAACCGGATTGTAGGTCGGGGTTTTTCTAATCTGACAACATTCCAACAGGACCTGATCCGGGAAGTGGTCTGCCAGCAGGCTGACTTTGAAACAGAAAACGCAGATGAGATTAATACGATCCTGCAGAGTTACAGCATCAACGGAGTGTCTGCTCAGTTTGGCAGTTCCTGGAACGTGTTTACAGACAAAGGGGTTGCCATGAAGCGGGATGTCTACACTATGCTGTGCCAGACAGGCCTTTGCTGCCGTTTAGCGAGGTGAGACTATGAAATATCCGTGTTTAGTACCTAAAAGGCTCTGTAAGACGCCTGTGCATGTCCACCTGGAATCGGAAGAACTGGATAATAAGGGAAGACCGAAGTACAGCCTGGATGCAGATCTGATGTGCAATTTCCAGGATAAAGCCAAGACTATTCTGACAGCAGAAAAGAAGCTGGTGCAGATCACAGGTACAGCGCTTTTTACAGGAGACATTGCACCGGATATGCCGTCTTTAAGCGGTGGCACATTAACTGTATTTGGTCAAGAACGTCGGATTGAACAGGGCTGTAAGAACAGGAACCCGGACGGTACGGTAAACTACTGTAGCCTGGAGGTGATCTGATGCAGGTAAAATCAACTATAAAGCTGAATATGCCACGTATTAATCAGATGACACAGGCAGCGGTAGTTGCTTTGGAGAAAACAGCAGAAGCGTTGCATACAGAAGTGGTGCAGGCTCAGATCATGCCGTTTGATACCGGCAATCTGCAGAATGAAAGCACCTTTGTGGACCGCAGTGGGTCTGCCAGCGGAAAGGTAAGCATTGTATCAAGCACACCTTATGCAAGGCGATTGTATTATCATCCGGAATATCATTTCCAGAAGTATGAAAATCCTTTTGCGGGTGGTAAATGGTTTGATCCGTGGCTTCCGGGAGGAGTCAGCTCTGATTTTTGCAAGGAAGCCTTTAAAAAGTTTTATAAGAAGGCAGGTGGCGTATGATGCTGCGATTAACTGACATACAGGACTGGATCTCCGGTCTGGGTGTAGCATCAGCTGATCATGTTTATATTGGTAAGTTGGATAATAAGCAACAAAAATCCATTGGTATTTATAGTCGCAGCGGATCTGGACCGCCCAATATTGCTTTGGGTGGTTTAGAACACACGACTTACGATACTAGGGCTATTTCTCTTCTGGTCCATTGGAACAGGGACAAGCCGGAGAGTGAAGCAGCAGCCTATGAGCTGTTTGAGAAACTTAGAAACATATCCAGCCTGAGCATAGGAGATACCCACATCAACTACATTAATCTGATGGTTCCGGAACCGCAGGATGTAGGCACAGATGATAATGGTGTATATGAATATGTGATCTGGCTGGATTTAATTTATCAAAGAAAGTGAGGACAAGAATATGCCAGGAGTAGTATATCCGGTACACAGTAATCAGTTTAAGATCGGTACTAAGGGCGTAGACAGTACATCTGAGCAGATGGTGATGCCGGCCGATCTTGAAAACTTTTCCCCTGCCATTGATGGCCAGAATGAAGAATGGTATGCAATGGATGCAGAGGGATGGGCAAAAAGCATTGTAACAGGCAAAAAATTTTCTATTGATTTTAAGGGCAAACGATCTGTTGGTGATCCTGGAAATGATTATATTGCAGGGCTTGCCATGAAGATGGGGAAGGACGTCATGACGAAATTTGAATGGACCATGGTATCCGGCGCCAAGCTGGAAGGAATTGTGGTTATCAACGTTACAACCCCAGGCGGTGGTGATACAACCGCAGCAGATGCACTGGAATTTACTGCAACGCTGTATGGCAAGCCAACCTTTACACCGGCAGAGGCAGCATAAGGAGGAAGAAAAGATGGCAAAAGTAGTAGATATTACAGACAAGCTTACGTTTGATGGAAATCCGTGTTTGATGGTCAAAGGGGAAAAAATTGAAGTAAATGCAGATGCACCTACCATGATGAAAGTTCTCAATATTACAAAAAATGGTGGGGCTTCGGAAAAAAATATGAATGAATTATACGAACTGGTATTCCCGGAAAAAAGCAGGAAGTTAATTAATTCATTCAAGCTGCTGGTGCCTGACTGGATGACCGTTATCCACGAAGCTATGAAGCTGATCACAGGAGATATTACAAGCCAGGGAGAGCAGTGACCCGTACTACGATCTACTTGAGGACTGGGACCTGATCGTTTCCAGTTTTCTTACGCAGTACGGGTTACGCATAAGGACCAAAGAATTTGAAACAGTCAGCTGGGATGAATTTCGTTCCCTGCTGGCTGGCCTGTCTCCCGATACTCCCCTTGGGCGCATGGTTGCGATCCGATCAGAAACAGATAAGGAAGTAATCAAGCGTTTCACACCGGATCAGAAACGTATTTATAACGAATGGAGAGACAGGAAAGCAGAGAGCATGACAAAAGAAGCATATGAAAAGGCTATGGATAAGCTGGAACAGTTTATGGCTGACTGCTTCGGAGGTGGTTGAAATTGAAAGAGTAAAGCAGGAAAAAGTCCGGTGCCCGTACTGCGGGTATCCGGTCAATGCAATGAAGTCAGAAGATGCCAAATGTAAGGGCATCTTTTTTAAATGCAAAAATAAAGAGTGCAAAAAGATATTTGAGTTAAAGATCTAAGACGCTGTGCCGATGTGCCTGTCTTAATAAAAAAGGCAGGTGACATATATGGCAGCAGACAGCGTAGGACAGATCGGGCTTGACCTGGTTGTAAATAAAAACGATTTCAATAGCCAGATGTTAGGAATAGAAAATCTGGCAAAGAAGGCAGGCAAAGCCCTTGCTGCTGCTTTTACAGTTAAGAAAATATTCGATTTTGGAAAGTCCTGCATAGAACTAGGCTCTGATCTGGCAGAGGTCCAGAACGTAGTTGATGTTACGTTTTCTCAAATGAGTAAACAGGTAGATAAATTTGCTCAGAATGCTGCCGCTCAGTTTGGTCTGTCTGAGACCATGGCAAAGCAGTTTACCGGTACTTTCGGTGCTATGGCAAAGGCTTTTGGTTTCAGTGAGAAAGCTGCATATGACATGTCCACGACTCTTACCGGGCTGGCAGGTGATGTGGCATCCTTCTATAACATCAGCCAGGATGAGGCGTATACAAAACTGAAATCGGTGTTTACCGGTGAGACAGAGAGCCTGAAAGATCTGGGCATTGTCATGACACAGACTGCTCTTGACAGTTATGCTTTGGCCACCGGTTTTGGCAAGACTACAGCGAAGATGTCAGAGGCAGAAAAAGTTGCCCTGCGGTATAAGTTCGTACAGGATCAGCTGACAACCGCAGCGGGTGACTTTTCCAGGACATCTACAGGATGGGCTAACCAGGTCCGCATCTTACAGCTGCAGTTTGACAGTTTAAGAGCAACCATAGGCCAGGGACTTATAGCCGCTTTATCTCCGGTGATCCAGGTGATCAACACGATCATTGGAAAGCTTTTGAGCATGGCAAATGCTTTTAAAGCTTTTGTAGCAATGCTGTCAGGTGGCAAAAAAGACGGAAACATTACAGAGACTGCAGCAGGAATGGAAGCGATCGCTGCAGCAGCGGATAAAGCAGGTGCTGCCACATCAGGTATTGGAAGCGCCGCAAAGAAAGCTGCAAAGGATATAAAATCGGCAACTACAGGTATTGATGAGCTAAATATTATAAATCCGGACAGCGGATCTGATAGTGGAAGCGGATCCGGAGGCGGTGGAGCTGGCGGCTACAACGCAGATGACTTTGATATGGGAACACTTCCAGAACAGGAAGATGTAGTTAGCGGAAAACTGCAGAAGATAGCGGATCTGATGAACCAGTTAAAAGACTCTTTCACAAGTGGCTTCTGGGATGCTTTTGGTGACACATCTGTATTTGATTCGATCCAGAACAGTATCAAATCCATAAAAGACAGTCTGAAAGATATTTTTACTGATCCAGGTGTACAGGCAGCAGCTTTAAATTTCGCCAATACATTTTCATATGCATTGGGACAGATAGCCGGATCGGTAGCCAGCATTGGTGCGACGATTGCAGATAATCTTCTGGGTGGTATCAGTAAATACCTGGAACAAAATAAGGACCGTATTAAGGATTATCTGATCCAGATGTTTAATGTTGGCAGTGAGATTGCTACACTGGTTGGAAATTTCACTGCTTCCATTGCAGACATATTTACTGTATTCCGTAGTGACTCAGCAAAACAGATCACAGCTGATATCATAGGAATTTTCAGTAGTTCTTTCATGGGAGTTACGGAACTGGGTGGCAAATTTATCCGGGATTTTATCCAACTTATAACAAAGCCTATAACCGATAACACAGGTCAGATCAAAGAACGGATACAGGGACTTTTAGATGAACTGCAGCCTATATTTGATAAACTGAAAGAATTAGTTGATAAGATATGGGACGGCCTGAATACAGCCTATGATACTGTTGCAAAGCCGGTATTTGATGCGTTTACAGAGGCAATATCTTCAGTTGTAGACTGGATAACTGAAACACAAACACGCTTTGATGGAGCCATCGGAATTGTTGCTGCTTTCTTTGGAGCTTGGGAAATTGTAAAACTGGGTGAGTTCATCATTAATGCTGGTGGTGTTGTATCAATGCTTTCTGGAATGGTAGCTGGATTTGTGGCAAATGCGGCTGCTATTGCAACACATACGGCAGCACTTATAGCAGATAAGATAGAGACAGCAGCTATTGTTGCTATGTATGCTAAGGATTTTGTAGTAAATCTGGCACAGGGGACAGCGGCACTGATACAGCAGGCAGCTCAGTTTGTGATCAATACCGCAGCAAAGATAGCAGATACGGCAGCTCAGATAGCCATGACAGCGGCTACAGTAGCATGGAATGCTGTATGTGTGATTGCAACGACGGTTACCACTGCTTTGGGAGCAGCGATTGCTTTCCTTACCAGCCCGATTGGGCTAGTCATCATTGCTATTACAGCCCTGATTGCTGCGGGTGTACTTCTGTACCAACATTGGGATGAAGTGTCAGCTTTTGCAGTTGAAATCTGGGGAAAGATCAAAGAAACAATCAATAATGCAATTGACGCTGTAAAAGTATTTATTGCAAACACTTTACAGGTAATTAAAGTTTCCTGGGAAAATAAGTGGAACGCGATCAAAGCATTTGTTTCTAATCTTTGGAATGTGATCAAATTACTTGCAACTACCGTATTTGAAGCAATCAGAGATAAGCTTTCTGAGATTTGGGATAGTGTACGCCAAACCATTGAAGACAAATGGAATGCCATTAAGGATTGGTTTGAAGACATCTGGAAGAAAATTAAAGAGGTATTCAAACCAGATGCAATGATCGAGATCGGCAAGAACATCATGAACAAACTCTGGGACGGTTTAAAATCCGTCTGGGAATCTATTACTGGATGGCTTCAGGGTTGCGCAAATTTTGTCAGTGGTGTCTGGGACGGCATTGTAGAAGGTGCGAAGAGTATTTTCAAGAGCGCTAAGGAAGATGCAGAGGATGATGAGGAAGCAGATGATAGTGATGACTGGGATTATGGTACCAATTCGCCTGTATCCGGTCATGCTTCCGGTGGTTTTCCTAAATCCGGGCAGATGTTTGTAGCCCGTGAAGATGGTATTCCTGAGATGGTTGGAAGCTGGGGCGGTCGTGCGGCGGTTGCAAATAACCAGCAGATCACCCAGGGCATCACTCAGGCTGTACAGCGTGGCATGAGAGCATGCATGGCACCTCTGGTATCTCAGATCACAGCTATGTCTCAGACTGCAGCGCCTCCGCTTGCGACAATGGGAACAGGCGGAACCGTAGCAGCCTACAGCTATGGCGGTGACCGGCTTCAGGATATGATGGATCGTGCTATGGCATCATCTAATGCGGCATCGGAAGAACAGCTAAATGTCATGATCGAACTTCTGAAGAAGATCATTGAGCTTATAGAAAATCTTGACCTGGTAGTAAATATTGATATCCGGGAACTGCGAAGAAAGTTGAAAGACCTTGAAAAGCGTTCCGGGGTGAAATTCGACTAAAGAAAGGAGCGGGATATTATGGCAGCGTTTATAACAGTCAACGGGCGGGAATTTCCTGCTCCTGACAATGTATGGGATCTGATTGTTGCAACCAATGTTACAGCTGGCAGAAATGCCCAAGGCGAGTTCATCGGGGACAAGGTTGGACGGGACCAGTACAAGATAGATAACCTGCAGTGGTCCTGGCTGGATGCGGAAACCTGGGCAGAAATGTGTCAGGCATTCGCATCCTTTGTTGTGACAGCCAAGATCTGGGATCCAGTTAATAATGGTTGGATAACTTTACAGATGTATCCGGGCAATAGAAGTGCGACAGCAGGCATAAATGATGCAGAGCAGCGCCCGCTTATTTATAAACTTTGTAAAGTAAACATTGTAGACTGTGGGGTGATCGAGTAATGCAAAAAGCTAGTGATGCGTATAAGCAGATGATGGAACAGCAATATAGAAATCAGTTTTATATGTGGGTTACGATCGGAGTCATTAACCAGGTCGCACAAAACATGGCATACGCTTCCGGTATTTACGCACCCATGTCCAATCTGGAAAAGCCGTATCAAAATTATGATCGGGAATACACTTACGGTACTTTAGAACAGGACTTTTTCCGGATAGATGGCAAGATGCTTTTTTTGCCAAGAGATGGCCCGTATTTTAATCAGGGTATCGTAAGCGCTGATCTTTTAGGCACGATCACAACCAGGTTTAAAGACGGACCATATGACATTAAAGGCCTGACTATAGAATTTGGAGAAGCTTATCCAACAGAATTCAATATTGTAACGAACAAAAAAACAGTTAAGATCACCGGAAATGCAAGCGGCCATTTTACTACGGAGGAAACCTTTCTGGATACAAATTATATCCAGATCGTACCGTTAAAAATGGTAAACGGTCAGGGACGGTTGAGAGTGCTGCAGATCAGTATGGGTGTAGGCATTAACTTCACAAACCGCCAGATAAAAAGCAGCAGCAAGAAAGAGTTTCTTTCCTGGATCTCTGCAGAACTTCCAACTACAGATTTAAGCCTGACAGTAAAGAACGAAAACAGGCGTTTTGACGTAGAGAATGAAGGCTCAACACTTAACTTTTTAGAGATCGGTCAAAAGGTTGAGGTTTCTTATGGGGCTACTCTTTCAAATGGAGAAATAGAGATTTTTCCGGGCACATCATTGTTACTGGACTCCTGGAAGACATCTGATGACGAAGTATCATTCCAGGCAAAGGATGTTGTAGCGGCGTTAAACGGTACCTATTATTGGGGTGTTTACGGCAATGCCAATCTGTATGATCTGGCTATAGATGTACTTACAGATGCAGGACTGGAAGAACGGGATTATAACATTGATAGTTATCTGAAAAATGTACATGTTGTCAATCCTCTTCCGGTTGCAACACATGCAGAGTGCTTGCAGATCATAGCCAATGCAGGGAGAGCAGTCATTATAGTGGACCGAAGCGGAGTGATCCATTTAAAAGCAGGGTTTACGACCGTAGTATCTCCGGAAAAGATGGAGGTTATTGGAAACAATGCGGTCAGATGGTCTAATCCTAAGAGCATTGTACTTTCTGATGCCAAGTATGGTTATGGAATATTATGGAACGACTTTTTCAGAGTAGATGGCGGCATGTATTTTCTTCCTCATGGAAGCAACTACCTGAATGAAGGTTATGTAAGCGCTGATATAGCGGATGCAGATGGAAGCTTTAAAGATCCTCCGGGATTTATGGTCGTATTAGAAGCAGCGTTTAAATATTACGGCCTATCTATGGAGTTTGCTGGAAATCCACCTACCAAGATGCAGATCAAAACGTATTTGGATGGAGAGCTTCAGGAAACATATACGCATACCGATATAAACAAATTTACAGAAGTACAGCATGAGTTTCCACTTTTTGACAAGATAGAGTTTGCATTTCCTTTCGGAAAACCTGGAAATGGCGTGATCGTCCGAAAAGTCAGCTTTGGTGATGTTACGGACTTTTCTGTGACTTATAGGACCATGACAGACACTCCGGTAGGAGCCAGAACGCAGCTGTATAAGGAATTGAAAGTTGTAATGACGAGATTTTCAGAGTCCGCAGAAGCAGAAAAAGAACTGTGCAAAACTACAGTTACAGGTGGCCAGATTTTGGATTGCTATCTTAATAATGCAAGCTATGATCTATCTGTTAATTATGGAACCATCATTAAAGAGTCTTCCTATACAGTACGTGTAGATTTAACGGATGTGACCGGAGAAGTTGAGTTGATCGTGACGGGAAAAGAGTATCTGCAGAATGAAAACAATTATGTTATACAGCTAAATACCACTGGAGAGACAAAGAACTGGTCAAACATCCTGATCAGTGATCAGGAACATGCGGCTACAGTGGCAGAGTGGGTTGGCAATTACCTGAATAACAATATTGAGTATGATGTGCCTTATCGTGGTGATTTTAGACCAGATGCAGGGGACATCATATTTTTACAGGGACACAAAGCAGATCAGATGCAGATCTTTTTAACAGAACATGATCTATCATTTTCAGGTGGCAAACTGTCTGGAAGTATAAAAGCAAGGAGGGCGATTGATGGCGTGGAAGCAGCCGAAAACGGACTGGGCCGGAAAAAGTGATGCAGACGGGAACTATACCGGTGATTACTTTAATGCGGATGATTACAATCGCATTAAAAATAATATTGCAGAGCTTCGTACATTAGCAAACTCTGTGTATTATCCAGAAATTTCTATACAGGATGCCGGTGCAGACAAAGCGGTAGGTGATTACCTGTATGCAGATGAGATTAATGTCCTGGAAAACAACTTGGATAAAATCTGCCAGGGAACGATCCCGAAACTGGCAGGAAAGAAAAAAAGCTATTATGAAAATACTGCTACGATTGATTTTGTTGAACTTAACAGGATCGAAAAGTGCTGCTTGGATCTATATAACAACATTGTGAACCAACGTGATAATGGACGATACCGCTTATCCTTCACGCTTGGAACTGGAAGGAGAGGATTTTAGTGGCGTTAAAAACAAATTATAAAGATGCCGCTTGGACAGGAAAAAGGCTTTATACGATCGCAGATGCAGGGAGCGGTAAAAGCACCATAACAGACGATACAGAGTATACCGTTGAAGGTGATGCATTTGGTGCAAAAGATATCAATGAGACCAATGCGGCGATCAACCGTCTTACCAAAGAACCGACTTGGGTTACCTTAAAGGCATCTGGCTGGAGCGGATCAACGGCGCCTTATACACAAAAAGTAAGTGTGGAGGGAATAACTGCAGATGATTATCCGGTGCTTGTAAGTGGTCTGGCAGATGGAGCATCTACAGAAGTAACCAAGGCCTACAATAAAGCGTTTGCACTTGTAGCGGCAGCTCCAGGGGTAACAGCAGCCGGCAGTGTGACATTCAAAGTATATAAAAAACCTACGATAGATATTCGAGTAGGGCTGAAAGGGGTGTAGAACATGGGACTGGTTTTGGTGACTGGTGGCGGTGGAAACACTGGAATTTCGGATGAGTGTACTGCAACTAAAGGAGACATTTTAAAAGGAAAAACTGCTATTTCCAGTGACTCCGATGATGAGGTTGTGGAAGGAATGCTGGAACTGACAGGCACAGCAGTTGATAATCAAGTTCTTGCTGGAAAGACCTATTATAGTACAGATGCCCATACAAAAAGAACAGGGACCATACAATCACAACCTGGATGGACCCCTATTCCGTCAACAATTCAACAGACATTAAATTGTAAAGGTAAATATATGACGGAAAACGTTGTTATTCCCGGATTTGTTATGCCTCCCGCTGACGCTATAAAGAAAGGTGCGACAGTATCAATATATGGCCATTCTGTAACAGGTACATGGGAAGGCTATTCGCCTACCACTGAATATTTTTGGAAGGCTACGCCGGGCGGTAACAGCAATATAGGCGGTCTTGTTGGAACCGGAAGTTTAGGTTTTGGCAGCTTGGGACAAGTTTATTCTAACAGCAATGCTTCTGATAATACTTTATCAACTCCAAAGATGATTAATCTAAGGAAATACAGTCGCATTTTTGTACACATCAATAAAAGTGAGCCTTATGAAGACGCAGGCGTTGCTATATACGCAAGATATGCCAATGGGCAAAGAGCTTTGATGCGCAGCTTTATGCATTACTCAACAGATGGAGCATTTTATTACTATGACTATAATGCTTCCTGGTGGGCAACGTTGGAACTGGTATTTACACGCCAAGGAACGGGTCTGTGGCAGTGGGGCATTCAGTATATAGAATAGTTTAGGAGGTGCCAAAAATATGAAAGTAGTTGTAATTTTTGATAAGGAAGGAAATGCAGTTGCTACGGTACCATGTGATGAACAGGTTAAGGCCGTGCGCTGCATACTTAGTGACCTTCCAACCGGAGCAGTTGTGGACAGGGTGAACCTGGAAAACAGAAAGAAACCTATGGCTGAGTGGCACGATACTTTGACGGAAGCCGAGCAGAGGCGAACAGCGCTGGTACGTGGGCTTGCCGAACAGGTGAAAAATGGTGCATCACTTAGGGAGCTGATCGGTAGCATGAACAACCTGAGTAACAGTGAAAAATGGAAGCTGGAAGAGGAGGTAAAGGCAAATGGCATTTAACGGTACAATTCAGGAAATCACCCTTAATATGTATGGCGATGCCAAGGATGATAAATATGTTGAGGTACAGCAGGGAGACAGCGCATCCAGAGTAATCCGGTTTAAGCTTAAAGGATTTAAAAATGAGGATTATGCAGTACCATATGGCGCAGGCGTTGCCCTCTGCATTAAAAAGTCAGACGGAAAGTATGTGCTGTGTACCGGAACTGCAGAAACGGAAAATACAGTCCTTGTGACACTTACAAGCCAGGCATGTGCTTGTGCGGGTAAGCAGCCAGCACAGCTTTATATCTACACTCAGGACGGAGATATTAAGTCCCAGAGCTTTTATATTAAAATCCCAGAGGCAACTTATAAAGATGATGCAATCAAGTCTGAAAATGAGGTAGGTGTCCTGATCGAGGCCGAAAAGTATTTGCGCCAGATCCTGGACACAAAACAGCGCTTGGATTTGGCGGCGTCAGAAGAGGAACTGCGTGAACTGAAAGATCAGGTTACGAATATCGTGGCAGCATCTAGCGGAACGGAAGGGAATGCAGAACTCCAGGACATCCGCTATGGCGCGGATGGAAAGACCTATCCGACTGCGGGGGAGGCAATGCGCGGACAGCTTGAACGGAAAGCAGATAAGGACGATGCGATGTCATGGTCTGATTGGTTCGACCTGCACCGCACTGGTTGGCACGGAGGTGTGACTTTCCCGCAGTTTTCAACCTCTCAGTCCACACTCGGCACGAAGACCGGCGACAATGCGGATATGGTGGCCGAAACATCAACCAACACCACAAAGGGTCGCAATGATTATGCGGACAAGCCAGTTACGGACCTGATGTTCAACGGCATCGAGGTCAATGGATACTACGATGATGATGGCGAGCCGCACATCACCGCGGTCAAGGGCAGCCCGAATTTCTCCCGCGACGGAAGCAACGGGGATGTGTACATGGCATTCCTGACACCGTTTTACAAACGTATCTATACGGATACCGAGGACGGTTGGGAATTTGCAGACCACCAGGTCGATGATCTGCTTCCGTGGGACGGAGCCGTGCGCCCGGATGGAACCTATCGATCTTTTTACATGATCGCGAAGTACCCGGGCGTAACTGGAAAAGACGGTCTGGTGGGATCCATCTCTGGCTGTAAGCCATTGAGAAACACATCACACAATAACCAGATTACCGAGTTTGCAAAAAAGGGAACCCAGTACTGCGGCATGACGTCCGATGAGACTGCGTGGGTAGCATGGATGACGGATATGAAGTTCGCAAACCGGAACTCCCAGGCTGTTATGGCCGGAACGACTGGATATAGCTCCCAGTATCCAGCTACAGTCGAAGAGGCCGATACGAAGCGTATCATCATCAGCAAAAACAACGCAAAAAATCTGATTGCTGGATCCTATGCATCGATTGGATACGGTTTTGTTCAGAATGGCGTTGTAAATAATGATCGCGGCAATAATAATTTGCATGCATATGCTGACGATGTGAAGATTCTCAAAATTGAGGATTATGACGACAACAACAGCGCGGTGTATGTAGATGCACCTGCGGCATTTAGCACGGCGGCAGTTGCGCTGAGTGATGCGCTGACATCTCCGGTATATCTGTCAACGATGCACTGGTGGTCCGGATCTTGCGATGATGTTCAAGGACCGGACGGATCGCCAAGTAACTGTACCAGTGGTAAAGAGCCGTATGTTCTTTCTGGCGTAGAATTGATGCACGGCGGTTATACGGTTGTGTCAGACATCATCCTGTCAGGTGTTTATGATGCCGATGCAGATACATATGCACAGACACCATATATCGTAAATGATAGCCGCAAGATCGCAGACAGACTTACGGATAATTACACAAAGGTAGCATTTACACTTCCGGACACAAATAATGGATGGAAGTACATTTCGAAGGAAGGGTACGATGAGAGATTCCCTTGGCTGCAGCTTCCGGTCGAGGTTAATGCGAGCTCAAGCACTGGATTTGCCGACGCGTTGCATACGGGACAGCGGAACACTTCGCTGCGCGAATACCTCTGGGGCGGCCATCTGTACGGCTGGTCGTACTGTGGCGCTCGCTGCGTGAGCGCGAACCTTGGCGTTGGGTATGCCTGGTGGAACATCCTGCGTCGCCTTTCTTCCCTCCGCCGCGGCGTAGCCGCATGGGGGTGAATCCGCGCAGCGGAGAGGGGATCGCCCCTTTGAACGCTCATAAAATAATAGGGTTGTATGGCACTTTTCTCGCGGGGTTTTCCTTCGCCCTCTGGGGCGGCAATCTGAACGACTGGTCGAACAGTGGCGCTCGCTGCGTGAACGCGAACAATGACGTTGGGAATGCCAGGTGGAACATCCTGCGTCGTCTTTCTGATTAACCAAACTGTTACACTGTGTCATGCAACGTGCTTTAATGCCCTGTTCAAAAGACAGCCTTGGCGGTAGCCTAAAATTGGTTGATGCGGCATGAAAGCGGAATAAAACCGTGAGTAGGCGCATGGGCGAGCAGGACCATGTGCGGGGTTAGTAATAAAACTGAAAGTCCCTGAAACCAGAAAGGATTACAATATGCGACGTTATTGTAAAAACGTTGACATTACGGATATAGGCTTTATTGAGCGCTGCATATACCTGTGGATCGATGAGAAGAAAAAGCGCAGGGACGTGCAGCACTTCCTGGCTCAATATTCGCAGGTCCTTAATCTCCGTGATATTCGAGATCTTCTTGTGGCAAACCAAAGGAGGTTCCTTGAAGATATAGTACACAATATAGCACTTGATATACAGCGGAGGATTGAGCAAAGAAAACTCGATCTTCCGCAAATTTTTTTCAAGCGCCGGTATGATGATTGCTGCTGTAAGTGGCGGACGATTGGCATAGAAGCGCCGATACATCAGATTTTTGATTACATCGCAGTAGAAGCCTGCCGGGATCTGTTCTATGCCAAAATTGGACCGTATCAGATGGCGTCCATTCCGGAACGGGGACAGGAGCGGGGAGCGCGTGCGATATTCAAGTGGATGCAAACGGATCCCGCCGGAACCAGAAACTTTGTGAAGCTGGATGTAAGGCAATGCTATCCGTCAATCCCACATGATAAGATTAAGGCGGTTTTTGCGCGGGATGTCAAAAATCCAACATTGCTATGGCTGATTCATGAGCTGATTGATGCCTTTCCAACGGGGCTGTCGATCGGCTCTTATTTTAGTCAGTTCGCCTGTAACTATTATTTGTCTTTGGCCTACCACTACATCGGGGAGGATTTGTATAAGGTCCAGACGCGGCGCGGTATTGCGGTGCGGGTGCGGCTTACGCACCACAACTTGTTTTACATGGATGACATTTTGCTGTTCGCGTCATCCAAAAAGGATGCGGCCACATCAGCTCAAAAAGTAATTGGCTATACCCATGATGTTCTCGGGTTGCAGATAAAACCGGATTGGAAGGTCGAGGAAACAGATTACATCGGGAAAGATGGTAAGCACCACGGCCATTTTGTTGACATGATGGGTTACCGGATCTACCGGGACCATATTACTATCCGCAGAACTACATTTAAGCGCTGCCGGCGCGCGGTTATCCGGGCGGAAGCACGGTTGAAGGAAGGAAAAGACATTCCGCTTTCTCTGGCTCGGCGCGTATCGTCATACAATGGCCGATTTGAGCATAGTGACTCATTTGATTTTTGCAAAGATCATAATGTACCAAAAATTGTAAGCGCCTGCGGGCGCGTCATATCAGCAGACATAAAAAGGAGGATGTTAGATCATGAGGACAGAAGCACACGGATCAGCAAAGCCGGAGGAGCTTTGCTTCAATTTTTTGATGACTCCGAACGCTGGAAACACTGCGGAAGTGTGGATCCGGCGGAATATCAGACAGCAGACGACACCTGCCCTTTCTGATGGAGAGGAGAATAATCTGGAATGGGTGTATGACGAGGTATACTTCCAGACTACGGCGGATCGCACCGAAATTGAAGCAGACATTGATGGATACTGGGAACTTGGAGGTGATTGGAGCCCGGCAGTACCGTTGACCGACAAAGAGATTATTGCGAAACTGCAGGCAGAATTGAAAGAAGCCAAAGCCGATCTGACGCAGGCCAGAACGGATAGTGATATGGCAATTGCGGAGCTCACCATTGTGCTTGCTACAATGATGACTCCGATGGCATAGAAGAAAGGAGGTGTTGAGTATGTTTGATGAGTATAGCCAGCTCACAAAAACTTGGGTGCGGATTGTGAAATCAGGCACTTATGGGCGGGAAGATGTCCCAAACCTGAGTAATTTGAGAGAAGTTGTATGGAGTGTATTAGACAAAGCAGAAAAAGGAAAGGAAGAGTGATGATTATGGTATTTACAAAAAACAGCGCGTTAGTTAAAACATGGGTAAGTTTAGTATTAAGTGGAGCTTACACTAAAGATGAGGTTCCGAAGCTTTTCAACTTGCGTGAAGTGGTTGGTGAGGTAGTGGATTCTTTAACATGAATATGATGGAGATATTTTGCGCGCAGCAAGCAATCATAGACCTGCAATCAAAGGTTATAAATGACTTGTATTTACAATTAATGCAATACATAACGCCAGAAGAAGCTGATAGTATGGATTGCGTTGCAAAGATTAACAGGGTTGCGAAACTGAAAGCAATGATTGAAAAATAGTATCAGAAAAAGGAAAAAGCACCTGAAGCCATGAGCGAGGAATTCAGGTGCTTTTTGAATACATTTGTCTCTTTTTCAACATTATAACATGTTTTGCAAAAGGAGGCAAATGTAATTGAATAGGAGCACATGTATGAGTATTCAGGTTTGTGCAACCGGACTGGTTGCATATTTTAGTCAGAAATTAGGAGTTACTTTTTATCTTTTGGGTGTTCTGCTCTGCCTGATGGTGATCGATTACCTTTCAGGTATGGCAGCAAGCGCAGTGGAGGCTTTAGATCATCCTGATGATAAGTCTTATGGTTGGAGCAGTAGGAAGGGTGCTAAAGGCATTGCTAAAAAGGTAGCGTATCTTTTTGTAATTGCTGTAGGGATGGTAATTGATTATATCATTATTCAGACATCGGGAGTGTTGGGGTTCAACCTTCCCAATACGATGCTTTCGTTATTAGTTACCGTATGGTATTTACTAAATGAAGCGTTATCTATTACAGAAAATGCCGGTCGTATGGGCGCGCCGGTGCCAGGATGGCTTATGAAGTACATAGCGGCATTAAAAAGCAAAATTGATAGTGATAGAGAAAAAACAAGTAATGAGATCTAAATATGGAGGTGATCCGAATATCTCCCGCAGGCAACCCGGGTTATGGTTGCCATTTGCGACGTCGCAATAGAAAGGAAAAGCAATGAAAATATCAGACAATGGATTAAACTTAATAAAACGCTTTGAGGGCTGCCGTCTGATGGCTTATCAAGATGCAGTAGGTGTCTGGACCATCGGATACGGCACCACAAACGCAGACAAAACAATCACCGGAACAACAATCTGCCAAGGTCTGCGGATCAGCCAGGAAACGGCAGATGAATGGTTGCGCCAGTCTGTTGATAAAAAGTATGGTCCAAAAGTGGACAAGTACAGTGCTTACAACTGGACGCAGCCAGAGTTTGATGCCTTGGTATCTTTTGCGTATAACATCGGAAGTATTGACGGATTGACGGCTAAAGGTACTCGTACCCGTTCTGAGATAGCAGCCAAAATCCTGGAGTATAATAAAGCTGGCGGAAAGGTATTATCTGGCCTCATCCACAGACGTCAGGAAGAGAGGAAGCTCTTTTTAACTCCCGTTACAGTAAAAACAGGTTGGCAGCAGGAAAATGGAGGCTGGCGCTTCTACAAAGAAGACGGATCAGGAGAATATGCTTGTAACAAATGGGAGCAGGACGGAGACAAATGGTACTGGTTTAATGGCGCCGGTTTCATGGTGTCTAACACTTGGTACCAGTACAAAGGTTCTTGGTACTATCTTGGCCCAGACGGTGCCATGCTTAAAGGTCTGCAGACCATAAATGGCAAGTGGTATTACCTGGACGAAGAAGGCCGCATGGCAACTGAACCAGTAGTCCTCACTCCGGATCAGGACGGTGCCCTTCATTATCCTGGCCTTGTAAAATAAAAATATGCAACACGAAATGCAACACGAAAAAGAAAAAACCGCGTATTTACGCGGTTTTTAGCGTGGAGCTGAGGGGAATCGAACCCCTGTCCGAAAATCAATTCCCTGTTCTTCTACTATCATAGTTCCTTATTTGACATTCCCTCTACCGTCCGGGAAGAAACACTCTGACGGTTTTAGTAGCTTCATAATACGCCCGCATGCGCAAAGCTTTGCATGTGTCGTTTCCTACATAGTCGATGCCAGGGTCTTAAAGTGTAGGTGCCTTAAGTCTGACAGCTGCCATTAGGC